GTGTGCAATTTCCAACAAGCCAAACACAAAAAAACCTTCAGTGGTCAGTCTTAGGCCTGCATGTTCGTCGGGATTTTTCCACCACTCTTGTAGAGCCTCATCTAGTGTGGGTTTAATCTCCCATTTGAGTTGATCTAAGAGTTGTTTTGTTAGTGCGATCTTATTGAGCATTGGGGTACACTTGCGCCCCTTGTGTCAACAACACCACACTAAACTTGTCTGTTTTGAATTGTGTGTTGAGTTTGCGGGCCAAGTTGATTGCATGGCCAGGATTTGAAAAACTAACCTTTTTGTACTTGGGTCCAGGATACTGTGTCAGCATGTTGCTGGTCTTTAGGTTGATAGGTTTATTGTCGTAGAACACAGCCCACACCCCTTCCGACGCCAGCACTTGCTCGGTCTTGTAAGTTTGTTTGTTTGTGTGCTCTATTAACACACTGGGTTTAGGTCTGCTCATTGATAAACTCCTAGCATTATTTATGCTAAAAACTGGGTACTTTAAAATGTACCCCCGGTCAATTCAACCTTTACAACCTCATCAACTTTGCTCTGATCTTCGCGTAGTTTCTCAAGTGTTAGTAATAACTTGGTGATATCTGCGTGTAAATCCTTGGCGTCCTTGAGTGATAATGTAATATCTCTGCCACCACGGCTTTCTTGTGCCTTGATTAAATCAATAAAGCGATTTATATGTAAACTCATTGTTGTTCCTGTTCAAGTTCGGCCATCTTGGCATGGTACCTCTCCCAATAACTGTGATACACAGCATGATTCTCTTGGCTAATGGTATTCATCCACTTCAAGTGAACTTCTTGATTTCGCCATTTGATCTGCACATTGTACTGATCGGTTCTGTCGTGAAAACAATCTCCGGCAGCAATGGCAGCGTGTACAGCTTCCTCGTGTATGCGATCCTGTTCTAGCCACTCGGCATTTTCTTCTGGGGTGAGATATTTTTCTCCCCACTCGTTGATGGTAATCTTGCCGTGCTTGACTGTGATCACTTTGTCGTAGTCAGGATCTTCACCAAAGGTGGTATCAACTTTTGTGGTCATTTTTTCAAGAATGGTTTTAAATCTGGTGGTGTCCAGCCTGTGGGTTTTAACACTTTGCCGTCCTCACGCTTGCGTACCTTGCCAGTCTCTCGATCAATCTTGGCAAAGTTAGTTCTCATAACTTCTTTCCAGCCTCCCTCGCCGTTGGCACCAAAGCTGTGTAGTGCACCAATTGTGACTACAAGGATGTCTAACAAGGCATCAACAATTTCTTCGTCGTCGTTTTCTGCCAGCGCAACCTTTAGTTCTTTATGTTCTTCTTCAATAAGGGCACAGTACATATCAAACTGTGTGCCGTTGAACTCGTCGACTGTTTGGTCGCAAGCTCGCATGAATTTTTCTTGATCACGAAACGGATTTGTCATTTAATTTTTCCTTTATCCATATGCCTAATTCACGGGCAATTTTGTTGTGTCCGTCGATGTTGGGATGACATAGATTAGGACGTATGTATTCATGGTTAGATATATTATACCAATCTGTATCATCTAACTGTCGATTGATATTTAATATGTCAGTTAGTGTCTTACTATAAAATAAATTTTGATTGATTACATCATGGTCTGGAGTCTTGTCCCAGTTGTTTACAAATAAAATTTGACACCCATAAACTTTGCAAAATTGCTGTGCCGCTAATATATTTCTTATGCGATTAAATTGATCTAGCTCGTTACTATGGATGTACTTGTAGTATGCAACCGATTCAGCACCTTTTGATGTGGGGTGTATTTCTCTAGGCTGGGAATCAATGTACATAGATCGAGATACACCAGTTAAACAAAATAGAACTAATGTATGAGTCCAGTTGATGTTTAATTTATTGTGCAATAATCTATACACAGCTTGATCAGCACTAGTGGACTGCTGAGATAAGTTTATTGATTCTGCGTCTAGATGCTCTGCAATCAATACTGGAAACGAAACAGCGGGATCAGAAAGCTCTGCTCCAGCTGGCCAACTGTCACCTATTGTCACTAGATGTTGTAGCATTATTGGCTTCTTCTTTAGAGTGGAAAGGTCCTTGATACTTGTAGCGTTCAAGAACAATTAGTTTGGGATTGTGTACCGGTTTCCAGTTGCGATGTTGTTTGACCATGTACCATCCAGCGGCAAACCATGATTTGCTTTTGTTGTCTTTGGTAAACAATGGCAGCCGGTGCTTGACGTCCCAGATGGGGTTAAATGCTCTACATCCTGTAGGATATCCATGCACCATGTCTGTCACGGGCTTGCTGGTTTTTTCAGCTGGCTCAAATTCTACATTCTCACGTTTTCGCAACATGGGAATGGTTTTGTACAAGCCTGTTTTGTTTTCAATGGTGATTTGATAACCATCATTTACAGCTTGAATGTTACCGACCTTTTGATCGTTTTGTTTGATAATCCAGTATTCTTTGTCAATTACCGGTTTAGCTATTAGTGTCATTGAGTACTCCTTTGTACGTTTCGTTAAGCCAGCGACTGATTGTGTCTGCTTGCTCGCTGAGCTTGGTAAGCTCATATTTGCCACAGAACTTCATGAAGTGTGCACCTACCATGCCAACATCTTTGTGACTGAGTTGTTCACGAATACAAGCATCCACTATTTGTTTGACTTCTGCAGGTTGTGCGTTAAGATCGATCAATGCACAATTACGTTCATAATCGTCCAATACTCTGTGCTCAACGCCGTTGTGGTCCGACCAACGTTGAAGCATCATGTTGTTCCAAGAATATCCTTTTTTGTCTTTGTCGGCAAAGGCCTCACGGAGACCAATTTTATTCTTTGTCCCTTTTTCACGTACTCCCGGATAAGCAGAGAAGACATTGTCGGAGGTGTCGCCACGCATGCACTTCTCAAATAATAGCCAGGCCGGATCCGGGATGGTTTTTGGTTGTTTAGTTTTTTTATCAACGACAGCTTTACCCTTGGCATCAAATATACCCTCTAGTGTGATCAGTTCGTCTGTGATACCGTTATATTGATTGACATTTTTGGCAACCAGTTGCACAAAATCTGTGTCTGAACTAACAATTACGTGATCGTCTTGGGGGTGTAATGATATCCAACGTGCAATGATGTCATCTGCTTCGGCTGTTGCGCAACGGATCACACTGCAATTGGTTTTGTCTGACAAGTATTTAGTCAGATTGTCATAGGTTTCCCAAAACAGCTTGTCCTCTTCTGCTTCGTCTTCAGTCATTTTGCCACGTGCCACAGCGCGGTTCTTCTTGTAGGGCTCGTAAAAGTCCTTGCGCCAGCTACGACCTTCCAGTGCGAAAACCACGTGATCTGCTTGAAAACGCTTGGCCACTTTGTTAGCGGCCATCATTGTAACGTGTAGGGCAAAGCCTAGTTTAGTCCAAGTGTCACTGGCTCTGTGGGCACCGTGACGTGCTCGGAAAAACATGTTGGCTGTATCAATAAGTAGGTATTTCATTTGGACTCAATAGTTGGTTGCGTTTAATGTATTGTAACACATATTCCGCCCAATAGCAATGGGCATCTGGCCCAAAATGCCAACTATCTGGATTGACCGTTTTGAATCCTTTTTCTCGCAGTACACTGTTGTATGTTTGGGCAGGATCATAAGGATCAATGTAGCAGTTCCCCCAATCATAGCGATTTTGGACATCGCCAAAATGGTTGTTTCCGTTGAACATCACGTGCCGAATACCCTGTGCTTGGAGCTCTTGATGAAACTGCCAAATGGTTTCGTGTGCTTGTGCAGTACATTTTTTCCAATCAATGTTGGCAATGTACTCTTTGTAGCGTTGTTTGAAATGGTCAGGTACCTCGTCTATGCCGCTGGTGTTTACTTGCACCCAGTCATTGTTGCCATCAAACCACTCTTCTCGTTCCCAAGTCGACCACTGTAGTACCACAAACAAATCTTTGACATCTTCTTGGTCCAGCAGCCATCGGCGAGTAGTACGAATGATACGACGATTGCTGCCACCTGCTTGTGCATCTAAGTATAGAATAGCTCGTAGCCAGTTCGCAAGTTCGCAGCCAAAACTCACACGTTCATTGTCGGGGTGTGGTTGTTTGCCTAGTCCCCAAAACATGCCATCGTCTTGTGCCCAGGCGTGAGGATTTACTGCCTCGGCTGCGGCAGCATGACTATCACCGTTTACATACAGAATCATAAACTTGACGTTGTTTCATGTAATCAACCAAGGTCTGTGCCCAGGCCGCATGCGCATTTTCGTTGTAGTGTTGCCAGCCGGGTGTGATCTCTTCAAACTCGTGTTCAACACAGTAGTTGATGTAGCAGAGATTCTGCTGGTAAGGATGGAAAAAGCAATCTTCCCAGTCTAGTTGTTCTGCTGTGTTGGCAACTTGGAACGCATTGAACGCATTGAAAAACAAGTGTGGAATACCACGTTCTTTGAGAATCAAGTGCAGGTTGTAGATCTTGTTGTGCCAGTAATAGCCCATCACACGATGCCATTCGCCTTCTTTCTGAATGTGGTTTTTCCAAAATTGATACCGACGTCTGAACTGTTCAGGAATGCGTTGTCCCACATCCAGCTGATTGATTTCGTGAAAGGCGCCTTCAAAGTACCACTGCTCACGACCATGTTCAGTCCATCCAATTACGATGAGATCTGGCTGGTTATCTTTGAGATACTCAAGGGTAGAGTTATAGATCAAGTCATTGCTGGCACCACTTACAGACAAGTTGGTACCTGTACCTCCTAGGTGCCGTGATATCTCACCAATCATGCTACGACTACGGTCTTGCAACTCTTCGCCGTTCATGTTGGAATCACCGTTAAACAATATGTTCATCTTTTAGTACCTTTAGTGTTTCAGCATGGGCAACACGTTTTCGTAGACTTGAACTAGAAAAACTGTGATCACGTCCATTAAACACAAGTTCAATACCACGCTCACTACCTTCCCATCTTCCAGTAAACTCTTTGTCAGCATACTCTACCCCCAAAATGCGAACATCTAATGGTAGAATAAGCAATAAGTCAATTAAGTCTTGTTCTGTCTGATATACAACTACTTCATCAACATACCGACAAGCACTAAGTTGAATTTGTCGTTCTACAATACTTTGAACAGGTTTGTTCTTAGTATCAGGTCTATCAATCGTTGGATCAGTTTGTAATCCTGCAATTAAATAATCACAATGATTCTTTGCTTCGCTTAACATAGCGATATGACCTGCATGAAGCATATCAAAGGTTGAAAACGTGATGCCAATCTTCTTGCCTTGTGCTTTTAGTTCTTTAATGTGATTAAATATCATCTTCTATAATCTCTATTAGTTCGTCAATTCCGCTACCAGTTACATGATCGTATGTTACACTGCCAACAACCCATGATTCAACCCACAAATGTTGATTGTTTGATTCTTGCCCTGGACCAATCAATCGCAACATAGTCATTACTTTTTCTCTTTCAGAGCCTTCAATCACGCGACGGGTGTTGAGCAAGCCTGCACTTTTTAAAAACGCACGAGCTCTTACAACGTCATGATACTTCGCTTCTGCCATTGCCAATGTCTTTGCTTTGTACCCATATACCTGAGTTCTTGATTGCTTGTTCTTGTTCCCACGTTTCCATAACAACATGCCTGCACACGTTCTGGAACCACTGGTCCACAATGTCTGCATCTACTTTGCCTTGGTATCCGGCTTTGATCAATCTAGCAACAAAGATATCGTTCCAGTCTAGTTCAAACGCACCTTGATGCAAGTTGTTGAGATCAACATCCATGCCCAACACAGCAACATAGGGTTCTCCAGCTTCTGTGGCCAGTTGCTTGGCAGTCTTCTCAGGAGCCTTGACTTTGGGTGCAGGTGGTGCTTTGGGCTCTACAGGCTTTTCTACCTTCTTGGGTTTTATGAAACGATCAAACAAGCCCATTATTTGCCCCAGCCGTTGCCCCAAAGGTCAACGTGTAATCGCGGACTGTACCAGTAGCCACGTTTGAGTGCTTCGTCAGCAACATTGATACGATTGCCATCATACACACTGACAACACCGCCTACTGGCATCACAAACACAGGACCTGCAAATTCTGCCAGCCTGTATTCATCTACAGCACGATCCAGTTCGTCAAAGTCTGCTACCTTTTCAACCACAAACTTGAGATACGTTACACCATA